ATCTTGGAATGCTTTCTGGCAGACAGGACATTCTTCACCATTAGCTTCATGAATACAACGCACACGACCAGCAGAGCGAACCCCTAAGTTTTTACCATGCACTTTATATTTCTTCCAGATGTTACCATCGGTGTCTGGCAGAATAAGAACTTTCATCTTCTCATTCTTTTTCAAATTGTAGTAGGGAAGGACTCGGTTATCATCCTTGTCGCTTTTATCCTCTTGCTCAATTCGGCTTTTGATATCGTCACGTACTTTAAATTTGTTAGCTAATTTCATTACTTATTTCCTCGTATTAAATTTAAGTAGATATTTGTATATCTTTAGTCAATGTAACACCAGTATTTACTACGAAACTTCTGGTGGGATTACGTAAGACAACGGGTGTGAATCAAAATAACAAAACCCATACTCGTCGATTACATAAAAACTTGCAAGCTTTTCTTCGCTAAGATCTGAACAATGCTTAAGTGTCTTAGTGAATGCCTTGACATTCCATTGGTGTCTATCGAAGTCCTCAACACCTTCAGCTTTTTCAACCGTATTAAATGAGTCGGATTCACCGTCTTCAATAGCAATGGACAGTTCACCAGCTTCACAAGACATACCAATCTTACGTTTATTTTTATCTCCTGTCAACGAAATAGCAGAAACAGCAGTAGTTAAATATGAAACCATCTCTGAAGAAATTCTAACTGGGTCACCAGATGGTAGGGTATAATCTGCTAATTTCTTTGGTACGTTGATTTTTTTAGGAATAGCACAACGGTAAGTTACTTTCTTTCTTCCCTCTTTGATAACGATATCGGTTACCCAGTCGTTAGACCCTGTGAAAGATATTGATGCTTTATCAATATCAAACAAAGCCAGCCTCGACTGTAGTGCACTTAGTTTACTGATACCAATAGATTTGTCCGAAAAGCTTTCGTTAATTGTATCAAACACGATGATCGTTTTTTCATCATTACTAGCACGAACCAGAGTACCACCATCATCGTTAGGGTCAAACGCTACTTGACTGATCCCTACGGATGCCATGATGTTAACTAACTCAGAGAATTTCTTAATATCTATGCTCATTCATTTTCCTCTTTCTTTTCTATGCTTACATACTCAATATCGCATTCATCCATAAGCTTCATGAATTTGTAAAACGCTTTTGATGACTCCCATACACATGGGATTCCGTCGAATTCTCCGATTGTAGTACCAGTCAAAGGACACCCGTCGGTATCATCCACGTAGTTACCAATATGAAAAATTATCCCAGTTCTTCCTTCAGCATCAGTAATCTCATATCCCTGTTTAATTTTACCACCAGTAGTTCTATTAACGATATCAGAAGGTATTTTTTTGACCTTGTACATACCCTCTGGGATACAAGAATCAAACTGCTTATTATCTAACCAAGGATTTTCAAGCCCGACGATTTCTTCATCATTAGGAAAAATCCATTCGCTAGTGGTGGCTTTAGTCCCATGATAGGTTCTGAGAATTCTCAGAACCCCTGCGTTTTCTTGATTTTCGTCAAATCCCATACACTGTGCCACAGTTTTAAAATTATTCATAATGTTCTTAAGCATATTACACCGCCATCGGTAAGTCTGTTTTATTGAACCTGAAGAATGGGGACGTATCGCCATTTCTATTGTTAATTATTCTTTCTATAGTAATATCATCTTCAGTTAAAGTCAAAATATCATCCAAACTTTTTAGCTCTTTTTCCACAGACAGATACGCCTTTGGGGTGTCATTACTAAATCGTTCTAGGTCTTTAACCTCCAACATCTTTTTCACAACTGGCATGTGGTTCTGATAAATGTGAAAATTTGTTATAGTGGTTGCTAGCTTCCCGACTTTATAGCCTAACGCTTCTGCCATGAAAACAAGAAAGAATGTAGCAAACATCTTATTGTAAGGAGAACCCAGCACCGCATCATTACTTCGAATCGACTGGTGTAGATTAAGAACATACTCGCCTTCTATCTCATCAAACTCTACATCAAATGTGTAACAGTAATGACACGGGTGCAAAGCCATATCATCAAAATCGGCAGGGTTCCATAAATTAATCATATGTCTACGACCAAATGGGTCATTTTTCAGACTGTCGAATGTGTTTGCTAATTGGTCAATACCATTGAAATCTCTAAACTGATGACCATATCCCTTCCCGATCGTATTAGGTTTGATATGTGATTTTCCATAATTAGCAAGATATTCTTTAGTAGAGTTACCATCCCAGATATGAATTCCTTTATCCTGTAAAAATGAAACATCAGTGTTTCCATTAAGCATCCATAATAGCTCCCAAAACGCAATCCGTGGGGACGTATTTCTGATCGTCAACAGGGGAAAGTTATATCTATGTTTAGAATTTACATACATCCCGTATGTGTTAGTGTCGAATGGGTCGAATCTTTCGTTATGCACGAAAATTTTGCTGTCGTCAATACCAGTTCGATTTTTATGGTTCTTGCCATTTTCATAGCATTTTTGTAATGACTCTAAATGAAGCAAATCAAAATTCTTGTAATACATATCGTTCCTCATCCATATTGCTTTATTTTTAGCTGATGTGATTCATAAACAACTTCTGGTTCAATTTTAAAACCAAAAGAACATTTATTATTTTTTATTTTTAATTCTCTCATTTCTTTGCAGTAATATTCTCGATATGCTTCAGACGCAATGGCATCATTTTTGAACTCAGTTAATACAAATTCGTCATATTCAAATTGGTCGTAAACAGAAACGCCACCAAGAACAAAGATATCCGAATTATCTCTCATAGCCATTCTAAAAGAAACGTCTTTAATTTCCTCCAGTTTGTGGTCATTAGACACGATAATTTTATCTTGGTAATGGGTTCTATCTGAAATTTCTTTAACAATATTATCGATCATTCTTCTCATGTCGTTTCTGACATTTTGACCCATAACCAGAATATCTTCATTCTTGATAGCGTTGCTTAACAGCGTACGCAAGACTATAAAATCCAAACTGGAAGCAGTTTGTTTCATAAACTTGCCAACTGTCGACCAATTATTATCTTGTAATTTACTCAAAGCGATCGCATTTCCATAGACAGCGGCTGTTCCTCTGACTTTTGGTAACTTAAGCATCGTATTCTTCATTTCATCTCCAACGCTCTTTTCATCATTGATTTAGTAGACCCTTTCTGTGACGAAGATTCTACCAATTTACTCTTCTTCTTAGCTAATTCTGATTTTTCTTTACTAGGTACAGATTTTTTATTCTTATTACCGACTTTCGATTTGATATCAACATTAGCGGTAGGTTGGTCTGAAACCCGTAGCGAAACAGGGCTTCTATACAACGTGATAGGTTTCATTGTACGGGCACCGTTACGTATCTTCAACTGTTTGACTTGAAACTGATTGTTATCCATGTCTTCTTCACTTGCTACCATAACTATAGACCAATCAGAACCATTCACAGCGCTCAAACCGCCAGCTACATGCTTATGGGTTACTTCCATTATATCAGCGCCATCTCGGTTCATCTGACCAGCAGTAAGCATGTATGCGTCGAAGTCTACGGCTATGTTTTGTAATGCGAATATTTTTTCTTCATCTGCGTCGAATTTATTGTCACCACGATAGTTTTCAGCTTTCATCAATTGCATGTAATCAACGATGATAAAATCTGGGTTATGACCATACTTAAGACAATACTCCATCACGACGGTTCTAACATCGCTCGCGGTTGATCCAGATTTCAAGAATTTAACGACAACATTACCATATCCATCAGTTTGTGTTTCATAGAAATCCTCGATGTCTTGTCCAGACTCTTTATGTTGGCTGATGTCAAGACCAGTGAATATAGTATCGAGACGTTTAGCATACAAACGTTCTTTTAGCTCTAATGAAATAATAATACCGTTGAGACCTTGCTTCGACAGACGGTAAGCCATATTGCCCAGTAAAACTGATTTACCAGCACCAGTGGTTCCATACGTGATACCAACTTCACCGCGTCTGATTTTGTTTATCAGCTTATCTAGTTCTGGTATTCCGAATCCGCGTTCATCAGTTGCTTCATCAGTCGTCTCAACTCGCATTCTAGCATCTTTAAATAATTCGATACCCACGCTGTCATCGATTCGTACTGTCAAAGCCTGTCTGACTAAATCACTAACAGCAGAATGCTTATTCTGGTCTATGAGATCGACTGAATCCATAATTGCGTTGTACATCGCTTGCTTCTTACAAAATTCTTCGATCTCTTCAAGTACCCAGCTTATACTGTCGAGCTTCAATTCTCGTAAATATAATTCTACGCCAGTTTCAGCTTCGATCATATCAACATCGGGGATGCCATGGTGTTTTTCGAAATAATTTTTTACAAAAATTATCACTCGATCCAAAGGCTTTTCAAAATAATCAGCCCTTACCACTCGCAGACATTTTGTAAAAACATCGATGTCGGAAATCATGTACTCGATAAGTATAACCTGTTTCTTATCCATACTATCGCTCAAAATCGATTACTCCTTTTCGCGCCAAATTTCATACTTCACTTTGGCTTCTTGATAATTATCTACAACGCCTTCCTTTATCCTTTCAGCGGTTTCCATAACACCTAGATTAATAACGGCTTCATTTAAGTCACCATAAGACCAGTCGGGTATTATCATTTTACTGTTAGGATATGTTTTCAAGTATTGTAGAAAATTGTTGCTTTTTCTATCTGGCAAAAACCATTTTTCCGAATCTCTGAACTGATAAGCTTGCTGTGGTGTCATTCTGCTATTCAGCGTCGCTACTGTATTAGGGAAGCATTTTGCGTCTAGCAATCCCTCAACAACTATACTGATTCGTTCTGGCTTACCAGTAGGTATATATACCAAATTATCGTTCGCACTGTCGCGAGTGTATCGAAATTCTCCTTTTTTGTCTACACTTATGATGTCAAATCCTACCACCTTGTCGAAATAGTACATAGGAACCGCAACGTTACCTCTATAATCGCCTCGCTCTATCATGTAGATATCACCGAATGGAATCATTCGTTTTTCTAGTCGTTCAATCCATTCTTCCTTTTCGTCTCTTTCAGTGTCGTTTAACAAACACCAATCATCTGGTATCTCCATCTGTACATACGTATGAGGCTCGAATAATTCTCTATTCAATTCCTTTTGCATTTGTTTATATGCACTAGGCTGTACGGTACGTAGATCTAGAGGTATCTGAACCCCAATCTCAGACATCAGATGCCTAAACTTTTTTGGTATGTAACTTCCTTTTTCAAACACAGTGTTAGCGGTACACGAGCCGCGAAAGCAGTTATAAATTATCTTGTCGTGTTCAAATTTAAAACCGCCAGTCTTTTTGCTTTCTTTTTTACAGATGGGGCAGTGTAACGCATAAAACCCACTCGCCTCTTGTGTCCCCAATTCAGCATTCATCATTATGTCTTGTTTTAGTTTTTCAAAAGGGTCTAGGTCTATATTCATATCGATAAAAATCTCATGGTCTGTTTGAAGTTTTCAATTTCATTATCTTTAAAAAATTCGCTATGTTCTTCTATTATTTCTTTGTACTCTGTCCTCAGAGGAAATACTCTATATTTCCCACCATCCATTTTCAAAACAGTGTAGTGCTTTTTGTCTTCTATGTTAAGAAAAATTTCACCTGTTAACTTGTTGGGATTTTTAATTTTTCTAGAGCCATTAAGATTAGCTTGCAAGAAATAACCACTGTGGTCGATGTGAACGTCCAATAAAGTTTTTGTTTTTTGGTGTATAAATAGCATTGTAAGAATCATAAAAACAAGGAACCTGTAAATGAGTAACGAACATGTCTTTGACACAATAGAAACGTCTGACAGAGTTTACACATGCGTCGTGGACTATGTTAGTAAAAGACAAGTCATGATATACGACTTGACCAGCTATAATGACCCCATAATTCGTCTTATGGTTATTAATTGGAAGCTCCATGGCTACCATATGCGTTTTTCTGTGTATAGATCTAAATTTTATCCAGATGTTGAAATCCCAGAGATGAAAATATTACACAGAAAAACTATTCTCAATTCAACTCACAGTCTGGTGCCAAAGAGACCAAGTAAAAAGAAGACAAGGATCACCATTGAATAGTTCCAGTGTTGCTTCTATGGTTCATTATTGCAACTATCATCATAGCATATGATATAGCGTGTGACCTTTTGAAGTAAGCACTACCATCAGTGGGTCTGAGATAAAGTTTTCTTCTAACTTTATTTTTATTTTTCTTATAGTCGCCAAGATGTTTTATTTTCGCTGGTCTTATTAGTGCTAGAAAATCAGCTAGTTCTTCAATGGAACTTGGTCGTAATTGTACTAATAGCTCATGATACTTACCAATGTGGGGTAGGGTAGTAGCAAATTCTTTGTCCAATAAAAGTTTCCAATCTGGTTCTATTTCTAAACAGTATAGTAGCTCTTCTTTACTTTTAAAATTATCGTAAGAGCTATTTGAAAGTATATCAACTTTCATAAATCCTTCTGTATTGCCGTACTCATAATCAAATGAACAAAGCCCAGTCTCTGGGTCGACTGGAACTTTCTCTATATAAACGCCAGACGGGTGAGGCAAAACCTTTTCGACTTTATCATTATAAATCATCGCCCGAACACCATAGTCTTCGCGCTTAGTTTTGCTACTCGTATCAATATCTACGTCAAATATTCGACGTGTGATTTCTTCATTGCTCTGCATTGTTCATACCGAAAAATTTATCTACAGTCTTATCAATATCTATCCAATATTCACAAAATATTTCAAACAATTTGTTATCCACATCTCTCTGCTTATTTTTTAAAATATCAATTACAAGATTAACAGAGTCATCATGCAACCCCACTGAATGTCGCTTCAAGTAAAGTTTTATTGTATCCGCACTACAACATCCATTTTTATAAGCATCGTTAACAAAATCATGTGATTGTTTTCTCATCTCGAAAGCAAAATCAGTATAGCTTTGAAAAAGATTTTCATACAAACGACCAACTCTAGTTTCTCGGTATTTGAATTCAGATGGGTGTTGGTTTGATTTAATCCCAATTTTGATTATTTTGGCGACTTCATCATTACTCATCGTTCGTAACTTATCAGTCTTTGTAGTATAGCTCATAAATTTTCTCCACTCGAAGATAATAGTCTGTAGGAAGGTTTTCAATAACGTCTTCAAATTCTTCCAACTCCATAACATCAGCAACTCGTATATGTGCCTTCTCCAATGATCTTGTCAAATACAGAGGGTCTTTAACTAAGTTATCTATATTGTCTTTTAAAAAATCCTGACTTATGTACTCTGGGTTCTTATGAAGAAAGTCACGGTACATGGCACAGATATCTTTTTTATCAACAGCAACTTTCAAAATGTAGTTCAAATTAGTTCTTTTGCATATACTTTTCACGTAAGAATAATAAACCCCCATGTCTTTTATTTCATTGGTGATGCAGAAAATTACAAATTTCATTACCATAGAGTAAATCGGACTTTTTCTAAACACAAACAGGGGTAGATTTTTTTCGTGTATGCCATTGAAAACTTCATGCGCCATCTCTTCATACATGGTGTTTTTAAATATATCACCAATCTTAAAACAGTCAATCTTTTCCATATGTTTTTCTAAAGAAGAAAGCCGCTTGTAAGACTTTTTGCATACAGGGCAGATGAAGCTCCCATCTATTTCGATGGGAGCTTTTTGATACAGCTTAGCGATATCATTATGGGTTGTTAGGTCTTTATTGCTCATAAAAATCCTCTAATTGTTTGAGATCTTTTTTAGACAGAAGTTCTTTGATCTGTTTAGATTCGTCAAACCCACACTCGTACCAGTCTTGTATCATCTTGAGATGCTTAGTATCTCGTACTTGTGTGCTTTTCTTGAATTTAAAACGATTGCCTAATCCCATATTAGCAGAAATGAGCAACTTCAACAATAGCCGTGGGTGTTTACTCAAACCAAACACATACTGATTACAATAG